GTTAATGGTGCTGGATTAAATCCTTCTTTCCATGACTTACTTTGCTTCATACTTTTTACATGAGAAATAATCTTATCTGCAATCTTATCTAAATTATTTCTTTGCCATTTAGTTTCACATGGCTTTCTACCTACTTTTCTATTAGCTGGGTATTCTTTCCAGAAATCATTAAATCTACTAGACAACGATATATCTGTCTCTCTCTCTGTCTCTGTAACCCCACTTTGCTTGCATGATGCTAGCATGATGCTATCATTCTCAATAAGCCATTGATTTAATACAGATAAATGTTTATTCAATTCATCTTCTGACATTTGCAAGCGAAACGCTAGCGTTCTGCTATCTGGTAAATTTCCATCAACATCTTCTGATGCAATTAACCAAATATTTATTAAAACCCATGCACTTTTACTATCTTTTAATGCAAACCAATCTGGATTTTTTAATAGGTCATTATGAACCTTAATCCATGGTGGGCATCTATTATTATAATGCTGAAATTTCTTCCAATTTTTAGGCATCATACTATTCTCCTTGAGGAATAGTTTCAGCTTGTCTACGCTTAACTAAAATCTCCTCAATTTGCTCAACTCGTTTTTTAGGAATATCTTTTGTTGGTTCTTTAGCCCAATACTGAATAGCTTGAATGGAAATGTCTAAAGCATATGCCATCTTACGTCTTGAGTTATTAAAATGTGCTACTGCCTCTGTAAAGTTCATTTGAATCTCCTTATTGAAATGAAATGCGACTATAGCACCTAATTCAAATCTTGTCAAATAATTATTTATAAATAGTTGTTGACAATAATAACTAGTAGGAGTATAGTGGCTTTTCAAGTTTAGGAGTAGATATGGATATAGATAGATTTATGAGAATTGTCACTAACGATAGACTGCAAAGAAAGTTTACACAAAAGTTCTATTATGTGGTAAAGTGGTTTGTAGTAATATTTTGGGGATACATAATATGGCATCTGGTTTAAAACATATAGCATTAATATTAAGTGAGTTAGTAGATGAATTAAAGGCAGACAACGACAGATGGGAGAAAACAAATGAGTCAACAACAACATTACGACCAAGTAATGATGGAGAAACACCAGAAGGAAGTATTAGCAACATTAAATTATGTAACAGGGGGAAAAAAGATGGGAGTTTATAAAAAGTTAATGCAAGCAAGATTAAAGTTACACAGTATGGAACTTAAAAAATCTGGACTTAATAAATTTGCTGGATATAAATATTTTGAATTAGGTGATTTTATTCCTGCCATTCAAAAAATATTTGCAGAGTTAGAATTATGTGGCATTATTTCTTATGGTAAAGAACTTGCAACTCTTACTATTACAGATATGGAAGATTTGTCATTGATTGAAGTTACTAGCCCTATGTCAACTGCTGCTTTAAAAGGTTGTCATGAAGTTCAAAATTTAGGTGCAGTAGAAACATACATTCGCAGATATTTGTGGGTAACAGCACTTGAGATTCTTGAGTCTGATGTAGTAGATGCTAGTGCTGGTTCTGCAACTATCAGAGTTAAAGATACTAAAGCGGAGGACTTTATCTAATGGAACAACGTTCAGAAGAATGGTTTCAAGCACGATTAGGAAAGGTTACAGCTAGTCGTGTGGCTGATGTTCTAGCAAAGATTAAGAGTGGTGAATCTGCGTCTAGACGTAACTATAAAATTCAGTTAGTAAGTGAAAGATTGACTGGAGAGAAACAAGAAACATATATTAACCAAGCAATGCAAGATGGAATTGATAGAGAGTTTTATGCTAGGGAAAGATATGTGCAACAATTTGGGGAAGTAGAAGAAGTAGGATTTATTAAACATCCTACTTTGGAAGCTGGTGCTAGTCCAGATGGAATGGTGGGTGATGATGGGATTATTGAAATTAAATGCCCTATGGGAAGCACACATACTGAAACATTAATGACACAAGATATTCCAAGTAAGTATATACCTCAAGTGCAGTTTCAACTTTTGGTGACAGGTCGTAAGTGGTGTGACTTTGTAAGTTATAACCCAATGTTTCCAGAACATTTGCAAGTATTTGTAAAGCGTGTAGAAGCAGACCCTGTGTATCAAAAAGAATTAGAGTCAGAAGTAAAGCAATTTTTGGGAGAAGTAGATGATGTAATAAATAAACTTAAGGAGATTAAATGAGATTAACAGAGGAACAAAGACTTAAACTTATGATGTGTTTTAGTGGCATGAAACCAAGAAAGTTTTGGGATTTAGGTGAAGTAGGACAAGAGCCTTATATGGAAAAATTAAATGCAGTTATAGATGAGTTAATAGAAACTAACCCAGACGCATTTAGAGGTTCAGTAGTAAAAAGACATTATACTAGACGTAAAAACGCAGTTAGATAACTTAAGGAGAAAAGCATGGCAGAACAAAAATATGATAATACAAACACATTTACATTGTTTAAAAATGAACAGGGAGATAATCCTAAAAAACCAAATTACACTGGTTTAGCAAATGTTGATGGTATTGAGTTTAGGATTGCTGGTTGGATTCGTCAAAGTCAAAATGGTACTAAATTTATTAGTGGTACTATTCAGTTAAAAGATGGTGATGTTAAACCTAAACAAACTGTAGTAGATGAGGATGTTCCTTTTTAGGAACACCCTCTCTAGTTTATTACTTATTCATTACATACATTGTAACTTCAAAGCCGAAACGCATTTCAGTTGCTGATGGTTTTGTCCACATAGTTTGCTCCTTGTTTGTGACATACAAAATTGTTTGTCTAGCAAATTATGCGGTTTTTGCGATACAAAAGCAAGTATAAAACATTTATATTACCCTAATGAAAATATGGAGACATTATGGATTTTGATGACGATATAGTAGATAATGATAACAATAGTCAGTTGACAGAATTGCCAGAGGCTAAATTATTATTGGCAATGTTTTACCAGACTATAGATGATGCTTTGCACGTTCCTAAAAAAATTAAAAGAAATGCAACGGAAAGAAGTTTATCTTCATTTAAGTATCAAAGCAAATTAGCTTTACGAGATAAAGTAGATGCTATACAATGGTTATTTGATGACAATGATGTTTATGATTTATGTTGTGATTTGGCAGGAATGAGCAAACATAATATTAGAAACATGGTTATTGATAAAATAGGTGCAGATGTTATTATGCCTTTAGTTTGTGATTTTTACCAACCAAATGGACATTAATAATTTAGAATTAGATATTGCGTGTTATGCTACTGCGGTATATCACGAAGTAAATACTCGTTCATTAGAAGAAAAGGTAGGGGTAATTAATGTTATTCGCAATAGGTTGCATAGTGGTCGCTGGGGTTATTCTGTATGCTCTGTTGTTTATGCTAATGGTCAGTTTGCTGTGCAAGATGAAACCCACCATCCAGTTGATGAAAGGGCGTATTTGGAGACTAAACTTTTGGTTATTGATACGATTATTTATAATAAACATACTAACCCAGTTGCAAATGCTTTATATTTCCATGATGACTCAATACCGCCAAAGAAAGAATGGTTTGGTAAAAGGAAAAAAACACACATAGGAAGGATGGTTTTTTACTGATGATTGAATATATAAAATTTTGGTTAGCAGAAGATATAGCAGCATTAATTGAAATAATACCAATAATAGTTTTGTGTGGTATAGGATATTTAGGATATTTAATCTATATAAAATGGTGGAATAAATAATGAAAACTCCACTAGCATTTTTGTATGAAGAATATGATGTAAAGTCAGGTGACTTAAAGAAGTCTTATTTATGGTCATTTCATCCTAATCAGCTTTCATATTTAAACGACTTAAAGAATACAACCCATCACATTAAAATAACACCATTGTTTCCTGGTGAACCTGTAGAGGAATATAAAGGATTATCTAAGTATGATAGTAAACGATTAGTAGAAGCTAACAATGGACTCTAAACCGCTAACACAAGAAGAAATAATGAAGGCTTATGGCAAAGTATTTCCAACAAGATATGAATCTATGACTATAGAAAGAATGATACAATTTGCTAGAATTATAGAACAACTACAT